GAATACTGAGGATCATAAACAAGCTATTGAAATGATAAATAGATTAGATACTTGTGGTGTTAGAGATATTTATTTAAAAGGAAGCTATCAAATAGAGTTCAAAGAAGAAATAAAACTATTCGATGAATATGATGGGATAGTAGTAAGAGGATTCTTAGATTGTTTAGGAGATGGGTTTATAAGCGACAGCAAATCCAGTCGATCTTGTAAGTCTTTTCCTAGAGATGCTATCTATAACTTCTCTTATGATATACAAGCATACTTGTACACTAAAGTGTTTGACATACCTGATTTTTATTGGGTTGTACAAGAAAAAGTGTATCCGTATTTACCTGCGGTATACAAAGCCTCGGACAAAACTCTTGGGTTCGGGGAATCAAAGTTTAAGAAAGGAGTAAAAACAATCCTGGATTACTTTGAACAAGACAAAGCGTCTGATAAATTTTATTTACAAGGGGAAATTTAATAATTATGAGTGAACAAAAGAATGTTTATATAGGATATGTTTCAGATATGAAGACGTATGACTCTGGTGTTAAGAAATGGGGGATAAGCCTAAAAGCTGATCAGCTAGATGAGCTTAAAAAATACCTTACTAAAAGCGGTAATGTCAATATTGACTTTGTTGTAAAAAGTGATGGTGGAGCTTTCCTTTCCGTTTTTAATCCACGTGCTACTGACACATATAATAACAGTCAGAACAATGTAAAAACAGAAGAGGCATTGCCATTCTAAATATAATTAGGGGGGGGCTATACCTCCCCCTTTTTTATTATGAAAAGGAATAAAGACGAGTCTGAACTTGATCAGTTCTGTAGAATAGCTATGGCAAGACTCAAATCTAAATATAAATTTAAACCACAACGTATATCAGTTGTAGCAAAGATGTGGAGAAAATATGTCAAAGGTAAAAAATCTTAGTTCTAAATACTCTATCGTCTATGACAATAAGAAAAAAGAGTGGAACCTAAAAAGTAGAGGTAACACTATTTTAAGCGGAGACAAATCTGCTTGCAAAGGATTTTTTAATTACATAATGTCAATGAATGGTTGAGTATCAAGAAATATATATTCATAACTGTAATGTTTTTTGGCAAACGAAAAGAGGTAAGTCTTTTTTAAATCACAGAAGAGGATCGCAAGAAAGACCTATATCTATTGTAACCAGGGCTAAGAATGTTTTAGACATTAACAAAAGTGAAGCAACTATTGAATACATAAAAAAGATAATGTCATTACCAAAATCAGTTCAAAACATTAGAGTAATTAAAATTTATAACAGTAAAATAATATCTAACTCATCACACTATAAAAAAACAGAATATGAAAAAGAATTTAAAACTAGACATTGAATTTATGTTCAATGAAATCGCAAGAGTTAATCGTGTAACTGTTGCAGATATTCAAAGCAGATCAAGAAGAGCTGAAGTAATAGCCGCTAGAAGAATGGTTTGTTTTTATCTACGTTCCCATAGCACTATGACATTGAGTTCTATTGGAAAACTTTTAAATGTAGACCACGCTACTGTTCTTCATCATACAAAAATTCATAAACAAATGGTTTTTAAGAATAAAAAAGGAAATTTTGTAAACTATAAATACGCAAAAAATTATCAAGATGTAAGTAAATCTTTATTAAAAAAAATAGGTGTACCTAATCAATCATATAATATGACTTATAGAAAGAAGAAAAATAATGATATAAGAGCTGTAGTATTACCTAGTAATTATTTAGATTTTATAAAAGTAGTAAGCGAAGACGCGAGTTATATAGTGTTTCAATGTATAGCTCCAACGTTTACAGATGCTCTAATGAGAATGGACACCAAAGAAATATTTACAGACAGACAACTCGTCAAGATAGAGGTAGTGTAATATGGAAAAAATAACAATGTTTCCTTCTGTTATTAAAACGGACAAGCCTCACTATGTCTTTTTGGAAAATTCTTTGTCTAGAATTATAGAAGGTAAATCTAAGGGTATCATTGATGAAATAAGAGCTGGTAACAAAGACAAGAAAAAAAGTTTACCTATTACATTATTCTCAGGAGTATTTAATGGCAGAAAAGATGATGACATAATAGGTCATAGTGGATTAATTGTTTTAGACTTTGATCATATAGACACAGAAGCCTCACAAGCTTTGCTTTCTACAGATAATTTTGTAAGAGCTTGTTGGATATCACCATCAGGAGACGGACTAAAAGTCCTTGTTAAAATCACCAATCCTGAAAGACATAGAGATCACTTTAGAGCTTTACAAACTTACTTTGACAAAACTTATGGACTAGAGGTTGACCCTTCAGGAATCAATGAGTCCAGGGCTTGTTTTGAAAGTTATGATCCTAACCTGACATATAATGATGCTAGTGACAAGTTTGGTGGTATGCTATCTGAAGCTTCAGAAAATCAAACAGCTTCTAGTGTAGATACATACACAGATTATGATAAGTTAAGTATTGCATCTAAGATGATTAGGAAAGCTGAAGATGGAGAAAAGCATAAACTTTTATTAAGAGCTTCTATTTTGTGCGGAGGATACATAGCTGTAGGTAGGTTAGAAAGAGAAGAAGTAGAGAGGGTTTTAATTAGAGAGATAAGTAAGATATCTTCTGTTGAAGATTTAAGTCTAGCTAAGAAAACAATTACAGATGGTATAGAAGAAGGTAGAAGAAGACCCATTAAAGAAACTCTAGAAGACGAGAGAAGAATCAGAAGAGAGATGCTTATAAATGATGGAGATATGTCATTCATTTCTTCTGACGATCAAGATATGGATTGGATTAATAAGTTTGCTCAAGGAGACATAGCTAAAGGTTTGACTACGGGGTGTAAACTAGATGAATATTTTTTATTTAAAAAAGAATTTACCATTATCAATGGACATAGTAATGTAGGTAAGACAACTATGGCTATGTATCTTATTGTAACTTCCTCAGTTCTACACGATTGGAAATGGATTATATATTCTTCTGAAAATAAAACTGCCGCTGTAAAAATGAAGTTGATGGAGTTTTTAGTAGATGTACCAATAGATCAAATGCATTATGATGAAAGGATTGCCGCCTACAAATGGATTAATGATCACTTTACAGTTATAAGTAATGATGAAGTCTACAGTTACACGGACCTTATAGTTTTTGCAGAAAAACTTTTGAAGCAGAAAAAGTATGATGGTTTTTTAATTGACCCTTACAATTCTCTAAAGATAACAATGGGAAATAGTAATGCACTTTCATCACACGAATATCATTATGAAGCCGCCTCTGAGCTTTTAACTTTCAGTAACTCTAATAATATAGCTGTATGGTTAAACACTCACGCGATAACTGAAGCGGCTCGAAGAAAGGGTATGGATGGATTACAAACAGCACCTTATGCAGAGGATACAGAAGGGGGTGGCAAGATGGTTAATCGTAGCGATTGTTTTTTAACGTTTCACAGAAAAATTTCTGCTCCAGAGTTTGAAGTTAGAAACACAATGGAAGTTCACGTAAGGAAGGTTCGCAGTCAAGAAACGGGAGGGATGCCAACAAGTTTTGAAAGTCCCGTCTTGTTTGAGATGAATGCTTCTAGGACAGGATTTAGGATATCACCTGTTGGTGAGAAAAATTTTACGCCATTATCATTAAATTCAAAGGAGTTTGACCTATCTTAGATGGGTGGAAAGTGATTATGAAGAAATCGAATTTACGTTACCCAAGCCCCCTAGCCTTAATGCGTTCTATTCTGGAAGGCATTTTATGGTTCGTAAGAAATACAAAGAAGACTATTGGAAACACATTGAAAATGCTCTTGAATCTTTCGACAGATTCTATATGGACAAATTTGCACTTGATGTTTCTTTTAACTGTCGCTTTGATGTTGACAACGCTATTTGTTGTAGTAAGTTTCTTGCGGACTATTTACGAAAGTTTGAGTATGTTAAAGACGATAACCCAAAACACTTTATTTCACAGTCGACAACCTTCAACGAAAATCTGGAGAAAAACACCTTCAGAGTGAAAATAAAAGTTTATGGATTTAAAACAATTGAGTGAGATATACTTCTTTACAACGAGTAGGATGCATAGCTCCGCAACAGAACTGTATGAGAGCTTGCACGATACTTCGGGAGATCCTAGAGTAGATAGTGACAGATTACATAATACAATAAGAAAATATAAAAAAGATATAGAGCTTGAGTTTGATATGATAAGATCTGCTCTTTTAGAATTTTATGATGACCCTAATATTTCTTGACGGATTAAATGGTATTAATTACCATAGGTTAATGACTCCGTTTTTGCGTATGCAAGCGGAAGAAAATCTTAATATTCATTTCTTTCAAAGCTATAATGAGCTCAAGGAGTTTGATATGAGCAAGGTTAAAAACTTAATCACATCTAGAAGATGTACAGTTTCTAATCATAAAGCCTTTAAAAAATTTCTTGTGGACAATAATGTCAAGCTAATTCTAGACAATGATGATTTTTGGCAACTACCAAAAGACAACCCAGCTAGAAGTTATTATGAAAAAACTGCTGGACCAGAAATAAAAAAAACAATTGAAATTGCTGATGAGATATGGTGTCCTTCAGAGTATCTTATTAATAGGATGAAAAAAATAAATCCTAATGTTACATATAGACTTATACCCAATACACTCCACGAGAAAGAAGAACAATGGAGAGATGTAGAGAAAGAGCCTACGGATGTGGTTAGGTTTGGATACGTTGGAGCTAATGGCCACCAGGAGGATATGAAAGCAATGGGCAACGTTACATTAGAAGGAACTGAGTCTTATTGTATGGGGCTTATGAATTATATGGACATACTAAAAGCTAAGCATAAATTAATGCCTAAAGATGTTCATCAATACGGGACCTTATACAAACATTTTGACGTATCTATCTCCCCTCTGTTAAACAATAAGTTTAACCGTTGTAAGTCTGAATTAAAAGTGGTAGAGGCAGGTTATACAAAGACAGCTTTAATAGCTTCAAACGTTTCACCATATAAGCAAGTCATAAAGCATAACAAAACAGGTATACTGTGTAGTTCTCCTGGAGAATGGAGAAAAGCTATTGATGAAATGACTTTAGAAAGAGCTCAAGAGCTTGGAGAAAATTTATATAAATACTGCAAGAAACATTACAACCTTAGTAAGATTAACAAGCTAAGAATGAGAGGGTTATGATTCGTTACTTAAACAATCCCTTTAACAAAGAAAGAGATCTATTTGAAGCTCTTAAAAAAAACTTAGTTCCTGATCTTGAAAAAGCTCAAGATCAATTTTCTAAGTATGATTGTTACTCTAACGAACATAAGATATATATAGAGCTTAAATGTAGAAAGTCTCATTACAATGAATTAGTTATTGAGAAGATAAAATATGAAGGTCTGTTGAATAAAAGTAAAGTGTCTGGAGTTGACCCTGTTTACATAAATTCGACACCATTTGGCGTTTGGGCATTCCGATTAAATGACTTAGAAGAACCTTCTTGGACCACTAAAGATATGCCTAGAGAAACAGACTTTAAGCGTACCCATATGATAACCAAGCAGGTAGGTTATTATGACATAAAAAGTGGTGTAAATATTACTGAATACTTCGAGTAAAAGCACGCCTATCTACGTTAAAATTATGTGTAGTATTTTCGCTTTCACCTCTACAAAGCGTAGGGGTTTTACTTTTTATTATTCTTAAAAAATGGCTAAAGATTCCTTTGATTCGTGGTTAGAAGACCTTACAGATAAAGAACAACCTACTTGTAATATTGATAACCCAGATGATTGTGAAGCTTGTGGATCTTAGCTGTATCTAAATAACCTTTTAAAGAGTCCTAAAACGAAAGCCAAAATCAACAAAAGGAAAGAGCCGAAATAGAGCTTGTGATACCATTTATCTCGCTCGTGATAAACGATCTTTTCAAAAGGAACGCTGACTGTCCTTACAATCGTATCAGCATCACAGCCGCCATCTATTATGAGGGTGTCTGAGATACGCATAATCTTCACTCGGAAGTTGTTCTTTACTATCTCCACTGTATCCGTGTTTGAGATGGTGACCGTATCCAGCACAGCAGTCTTCTCTGTAACAACCGTGTCCGTGACAATCACCGTATCCTGGACTAGAATTGTCGGGTCTTTCTTGATTGCTTTCTTCAGATGCCATTGTGTTGAACAACTACTTAATGATACTACAAACAAAGATAATAAAACCTTAAAAAATATAAAATAATATTTCATTAGAAACTGTCAATTACTTTTTGAACATCTGAAGTCGAAGCGTGTATTTTCATATCTAAACCAGCTCTCCATCTATATACCTCTATATTGTCTAAAAACAATATTAATGTAGGCACATTTTTAATTTTGAGATCTTTTCTTTTTTTAGGATTTTGTTCTATACAAACTTTAGTTTTTTTTACACCTGACAAAGAATTAAATCCTTCATAGCTATTAGATAAATTAAACGGAGCATTATATTCTATTATGATTAAACCATCGTCTAGTATTTCTTTTTCTTTACGCGTATCCTGAGCTTCAAAACCTAAAGTAAAGAGTAGTATAAAGAAAAACTGTTTCACCTTCTAGAAACCTTAATTTCATATAGACGATCTTCTATTCTCGTCATCTGCTCTTTTATTTCAGAGATGTCTTCCTTAGTTTCCATAACAGCTTCTCTTACAAGCTCCTCTTTTAGTTCGTATTCAGTACGAGAAACAACAGGTTTAGGCAATTCTTTAGCCTCTTCAATCTGAGCATTTAGATTATAATATAATCCAACAAAAGAAGCAATTACAATAGCGATAGCAACTAAACTTTTAATAGTTAACCCTAGTGTAGTCTCTTCACCTAATATAGATAAGTTTCTTTTATTAACGCTTTCTATAATGTTATCTAGGGTTCCTTCGCTATCGCTTTTCTTTTTCATTTCTTTCCTGCGAACTTTTCTAATCCAGCAATCCCAAATGAACCAAGTGTGATAAGAAGGAAAGAGTTATAGATGAACTCATTCACTACTAGGTCTTTACCAACCCAACCAGTGATGACATCAGCCAAAATAACGAATAACATTACAGCAAAAGAAAGGAATCCAATAATGGTTTTCTCATTCCAATCGTTGCTATCTTTAAAGATCTCTAGGAATTTTTTCATACGACAAAGTTCGTGCATTTTAAATAACATAATGAGCGTGAAACTCAAGCATAGTAAGGTTATTACTTTATGTCTTCTATCTTTAATTTTTTGAATGCATTTTTAAATCTAACTATCTGTTGCTTTTCTTTGTCTTCTAAAAAGCCTAACCGCTTTTCTTTTAATTGATCATCTTTTATATTGTCAGCTTTATCTCGTTGCTTTCTTATGTCTCTAATTTGAGCGTCTATATTTTTTCTTATAGCTTCCATCCTTCTGATTATAACCTTATCTTTTGGACTTAAATCACCCTCTTTAGATTCTTTTATTAGTTGATTAAGTAAAGCTAGATTGTCATAATACTCTGTTCTATCTTGATAGTCATTAGTCTCTCCAACAAACACTCTGTAAAAAGGAATGTTTCTAGCTTCTATATCACCCCCTTCTTTGACAGCTTCTGCAGTTTGTTTTGCCCTTCTAATTGTTTTGCCTGCTCCACCAGTAAACCACTCTAATATAAAACCAGCCTTGTCAGGATTTATATCTGCTGTTCCTGGAACAAATTCAGAACCTCCACTAGCTTTGTTTAAAGCTTTAGTCCACCTTTCTAAATTTTTATACTTACCTCTTCCTAATTCAGAGTCTGGCTTAGGTGTTTTATTGTATGGATTATTCTCATTAAATATTGTCCTTCCAAAATAATTTTCATTAGCGATTAGACTAATTACTGGTTGACCTATTGTTGGTGTCAACATTTTAGTAGTATATAAAATAGGGTCTGAACTGTTAGGGAAATTTAAAGGAGAGAAAGATCCTGCAGATGCATTAAATATATCCCCTAAGACCTCTCCTTTTTTAGTTATGCCTTGTTGTGCATTTGCTAAAGAGTTTCCTATAACATAAAAAACATTAAGACCATAAGGCAAAGGTATTTTATAATAATCTTTTCCATCAGGTTTCATTATTACAATGT